CTGCACGTAATTCGTCAGCAGTTACTTCGTTAACTATTGTTCTTTGTGTTACTTCATTAATTTTCATGTTATGCTCCTATTGGACTTTTTGTATTTTCTACATCGCCAATGTCTTTGCTCTCACCAACTGGAGCATCACCAACATAATCGTTGCTGCGTTCTTTACGTGCAGATTCTAATTCTTTTAACAGATCCATTACTTTATTTGTACCAACAGCATCTTGAGCACTTTCGCCGCCCATATCTTCGACAGTTAGTTTTGCAACATATTCTGCATCTGTTGATTCTTGTTGATATAATTCTTGAGGTTCATTTGGATTTCTAACTATAACATGACTTTGTTTTACACCGCAGCATTGTCCAATATATTCTTGTAATACTTGTACAGTAGTTGGGTATGTTAAATCTACTTCGTAATATGTTACGTTGCAGTTTTCTAATTGCGGAAAGTCTAATGGACGTTCTTGTATTGGTGTTCTTTTTCCGGCAGTCATTTTGCTTACACCATATTTTTGTAATGCTGTTTCCATCATGTCAGCAAAACTTTCAGGCAGTTCGCCTGCAACGCCTACCTTAAAAGAATAGACTTTCTTTGATTCATTCAAGTATTCAGTAAATGTTTTCATAGTTATTGGATCCTGTTATTATTATTATTTATCTTTATCTAGTCCTTTTAGACGCTCTAAAAGACTATTTCTATCTGTAACAACATACCCTTCTCCGTTGACCAGGTCGCCGTCTGAATTGCCACTATCGCGATCCATTTTTTCTTTTTTAAGTTGTAGTTCAACCATTTTAAGTTTTTTATCTAGTTTAGCAACTTTTGCGTCTAGACTAGTTTTAAGCATACCACCTGCAACTTCAAATACTCTGCCGCTATAACGTGCTTCTACGTTCATACCAAGATCCATTAAATCTTCATATGCACTCATTGCTTTGTCTGCTACTTCGTTAAGTTCTTTGTCAGCTAGTTCGCCTAGTCCTTTTACAGCTGGCAATGCACTTGATATTTTATCTAATTCTGCAATGTCTCTAAAGGTATCTTCTTGTTCGACAATAGCAGTTTCTTTTTTGTCAAGTTTTGGTTCAACAATATCTTTGTTGTCTGGTAGGTTTAACATTTCTTCAAGTTTTTTTGTCATAGTAGTTTCCATTATATGCTACTATTATTTATCTACGTTTTCCTTGATGGAAAATATCTCCTTCGTTAATTACACGAAACACCATGCCTTTTTGTTTACAGTATGCTTTAGCTGCGGCCCATTTAGCTTGATTAACAACATAATGTAATTTGTTATGCCTGCTATTTCCTAGACTTTCTTTGTGGGTATGATTGCTAGGTTTAACTTCGATTAGTTCGACTTGCTGTTTTCCAGTTTTGTCAACATACACAATAAAAAAATCTGGAACATAAATTGTCATTTTGCCACTTAAAGGATTTCTGTATGGAATACGTATTGCTTCACTTGCCCACTTTGTAACACTTTCGTTCATATCGCAAAAACGCATAAACGCAAATTCCCAACTACTACGATATGTAGGAGTACGACCTCCTATATATTTTTCAGGGTTTTTTAGTGCATATTTTCCTTGTGCAAATCTTGCCATTATAAAACAATATTTCTTTTTTCGCTGGTCACTGAAGTATTTGCAAGTTTGTATCCTATACTGCTTATTTTACTTCTATTGCTATTTAAAATAGTAGCAACTAATTTACTAATATTAACCTCGTTAAGTCCTTCTAATGTATCTAATAATTTAAAAATATTTACATTATCTATTTTTGCTTGCTGAAGAAGTACCGACGCTACTGCGGTTGCACTACTAGTATCGAACCCTCTTTTTTGGAAGAAGCCTACAACACTATCTACTTGGTTACTAGTTATACTAATTTTTTTACTAAAATATTTGTTAAAAAATTCTTTTACTTCGCCTGCACTATCTGTAGATTTATTAATACTTGGATCTGAAATACTACTCATTATCTTGTTCTCACTGCGGTTGTTTGCGTTATTGTATTCTCTGTTTGTGTTTTAGGCAATACAAATCCAGATGTTTGTGTTACTCTATTAATGTCTACTAAATTAGGAGATACTGTATCAGATTGTAAATTCTGTAAATTTTGCAATGTACGTATGCCAGTTAATATAGTGTTTAAATCAACTTCGCCGTTGCGTACATCATTCCACACAGTTGATATACCATTAACTAATCCGCCAACTGTAAATAAATCAGCAACACTGTTATCACCGTTTAATGCGCCATACGATAAATCATAATGACTAGGATCAGCAAATCCTGCTGGTTCATCAACGCTAGTTCTTCCGCGGCCGTATAATACAGCCTCGTATTGAAATCTCAAACTGTTTTTGGTAAATGTATTATCGCTTTGACTTAACGTGTCATGATTCATATTTGTAATTATAGGATTTACTAGAGTAAACGATGTAAACTCTGGACGAGCATTATTTGAATATAACTGGTTAATTGTAATGCTGTTAAAGAATGGCTGGTGTCTTGCTTTGTTGTTATCTAACCCGTATTTAAAACTGTTTGCATCTTCGCCTTTGTACATAGAATCATAATACGATTGTGGTACACCTGTATTAGGTTGTCCTCTACTATTTTTTGTAGCATAATTAGGATCTTGAAAATAGTATCTAAAATACGATTCCCAAAGAAGTGTAGTTAGCCCGGCCATATCGTCGTGAAAACTCATCTGTATTGGTTCGTATCTAATTCGTGTTTGTACTAATTTTTTTCTATTGTACTGATTTTTTTCATCTACTTCTACATTGTAACGTGGCAAATCAACACTTTCAACAAGTAAATTAAATTCTCTTTTGTTTAGAAGACTTTGTACAGTTCTTCCTAAACTAGCTAATGCGTTTTGATTAACATCAAATACTACATGGTAAAGAAATTTAGTTTTTGGACTCAAACGCATATTGTTGCGAATGTATAGTGCATCCGCATGTGCAAAATCTGCTAAGGTACCAGCTCTACTGTTGTTATCAAAAAAAGGTGTAAACTTCGACATAATGTATTTATCTCACTGTATAAAGTGCGTATATTAACAAAAAAGGAGCCCTTCGGCTCCTCTGATGTATAATGGCAATCTTAGTTATTATTAACCAGTTGCTGTTGTGCCTGCGTTGCTTAGAGAACGCTTCTGCTTTGTACCGTTGATTCCAACGCCGATACCTAGCTGTACAGCATTGTCATATTGTATAGTTAATGTAACTGTTGCTGCATCATTGTTTGCATATGCAAGTGAACCGTATTCTACGTTTGTTAAGAAGCAACCGTATAGTTCCCAAGTTTCAAGTACACCCGGTGTGTTAGCACCGTTGCCACCGTCTAGTATTTCAATGCGTTCTACGAACTTATAATCAATACCACTTGCAGCACTTGCTTGCTCAAAGAAGTCAAATTGTTTCTGTAGTTGTTCACCAACCATTTTTTGTACACTTCCGTTTACATCGTCGCGTAGTGTAATGTTTACAGTATTCCATGTGTGCTTGCCTGCAAGGTGCACTTTAGAGTTGTAAACCTCAAGAACAATTGGATCAAATTGTAGTGTCGGTCTTCCTGCATCAATAACTTGTTTTGTTAGTTCTTGAGTTTCTTTTGAAACACCGAAGTTTTCTAAAGTAACACGGAAGCGATACTGTAGCTTTGGCATCAGCAGGCCTTGGCTGCTTGAGCTACTGTCATTCGCTAATGGTACTGTTAAATTTAGTAGAGTTGAGATTGCCATCTAATTATTTCTCCTTAATACACAAGTATTTATCATTTGTAGGGGGTTTTTATTTTACCCCCTACTTTATGATATTAAAGACCTGAGATCTCTCCTGTATTTTTCAAGCGTAGTGGAATGTAAATAAATTCTACTGCTTTTACTGGTTCGATTGCAATATCAACGTACAGTTCGTTTCTATCAATTCTAGCTGGAGTATTGTTTGTTTCATCACATACAACTAAGAAGTCATATAGTGCTCTTAGTCCAACTAGTTCGACCATTAGGCTTTCAACCTGTTGTTTGATTTCATCACGTGTAATTTTATCGTTTGGTTCAAACAAATATGGTTTTGCTAGACTGTTTAACTGGCTTCTTAAATATACAACCAATCTTGCTACGTTTACTCTGTCTAGCGCACTTGCATTTCTTGCACGAGTCTTTTGACCAAACACTGTTAAACCTGCTCCTGTTAGGAATGTAATTGGGTTAACGTTGTTTGCATATAGTGTGTCTCTTTGACCTTCGTTAAGTGCAACACTTACAAATTCACCTTCGCTGCTAATGTAGCCAGTTGCAGTTGCGTTAGTTACACCACCGCGTCTTGTACCTGCTGGAGCAAACCATGGATACGCAACTTGGTCGTTTAGTGCAATAGTACGTAGTACCATGTGGCTTGGAGGAACAACTACATTGTTACCTGCATTATCACTTGTAAAGCCACTTGGATAATAAACGCCTAAGTACTCATCTCTGCTTACTAGACCATCATCGTTATCTTCAACTGCTAGTGCTACGTTAGTTGCCCACTGACTTAATGAAGTTGCATCAGGTGTTAAACGGAACGGACTATCGCCTACAATAAATGCTGTTAAGCCTCTATCGTAGTTTAGTGTAACCATCTCGCCAATTAGTTCTGGGTAACCTGGAGTTGCCATTAAGTTAAACAAACGTGTTTCGTTATCGCGAATATCTTCGTTGCTGTTTAGCATTGCTTGTAGTGATTGTACAATAACTTTACGTTGTGCTTTACGTCCGAAGCTACCTTTGCCATCTGCATCATTAGCTGATTCAGTTACCCAACGGTGTGGATAATAGTTTGTCATTGCTTCGCCACTATTAAAGCGTTCGTTGTCTGCATTTACATCAATGTAGTTACGCTCAAAACGCTTGACGTTAAATCCGCTTCTACGTAGGTTCCATAGCAACATACCTTTTGGATATAGTGCTGGATCTGGTGCATCTGGATCTAAATAATCGCTTACAAGTAGATCTGCAATATCGCCTGCTTCGTCACTGTTTGCGCCTGCTGTGTTATAACGTGCATCTGCAAATAGTATACCATTTTCAGTAGTTTGATCACTTGTATCTACTTCTACCCATGGATTTGAACCAGCTGCTGCAATTATACTATTGTAAACGTATACAGTTGGATAATTTTCAAGATCTGCTGTGCTTACCCAAATATCACCAGTAACTAGAGCGCTACCGTCTGACTGTTCAGTTGGCTCGCTTGCTGCTACAATAGGGCCTGCTGGATCTGCACCTGGATAACCGTTGGTAGCATCGTGATAACCTACCCATGTAGTACCATTGTGAATCATAATGTCAACTTCGTCTACAATGCTGCTATACCACAATGCGCCATCTGCTGCAATAGCTGTCGGTGCGTCATTGCTTGATGTATAAACCAATGGCTTCCAAAGACTTACTCTGTATTGGTTTCCGCCTTCGCTGTAGTAGTTTGCAGTAGGAGTTGTACCAGCTGTTGTAAATCCAATATCGCCTAGTATTCCATCTTGGTCAACCAGTATAATATCGCCGCCTAATTTGTGTGTAATTACAACACGGTTTTGGCTATCAACACTTGCTGTTACATTTACAAATCCTGCATCGTTAAATGCTTTTGCAATAACGTCTGCATCTGTTGCTAAACCTGTTGCAGTAATGCTTACAGTTGCAGCACTTGTTAGGTTAGTATCGCCTTTTAATGTTTCCTGAACATACACTTCGTATGTGCCAGATGTTACTGTTGCAGCCGCTACTTTTGAACTAGTAATAGTTGTTGCGCCGGTTGCAGCACGTCTAAAGATTTTAAAGTCTACTACTGGAGCATCTGCGTTACCAGCACTTAATGCTGCATCTAAATTTGATTGTACATAAAGATCGCCTTGTACAAGACCTGTACCACCGTTTGCTCTATCTAAATCATATATTGCAGTTTGGTTGTTTGGAGCAATTGGTGCATCTGATGATACCCAAGTTTCTGTTGACGAACTCCATGAACTTACTCTCCAACGAGCACCTGCATTTGGTTCAGTTGTTTTAACCCAAATACTTCCTGTTGGTCTGCCGTATACTGTACTTGTATTGTCTGTTCTTTTAAATGTAGGTACGCTTGTGTGTTTGCTGATTTGCAGTGACGGTGCAAGGTATGTACCGTCGGCAATTCCTACTTTATCAAGTGGCGTTCCTGTACCATCTGTTAATGTAATCTGATCGTGTAAATCGCCGTTTGTATATAGGCTTAGTACACCGTCAACTATGTTTGCATAAATGCCGCTGGCATTAGCTGCTGTGTTAATATCAGCTGCTAGTGAAACAAGTGTACTACCTGTTGTAGTAACTGTAATATTTGCACTGTCAGGTGTTCCGATTACAAAATCTTGCGATGATGCTAAACCAGAGCCATTTGAAGTAGATGATACCATTGGCCAACTTAGCTTCCATTCTTGGCTACCAACTTGTACCCAATCGCCTGCTGCAACACCTGCACTAGTGTTACCTGAAGTTTTGTACCATAGTCTAATTACATTGCTAACTGCGGTAATGGCATATTCACCGATAGCGCCGACACTGCCTTTTGGAGTAAATGGTGAACTTCCACTAGTTTGTGTCGAATCTGTAATAATAGTAGGAGATTTTGAAGTAAACGTTTGACCGCCTGTTGTGCTAATTGCAGCACTATTCCAATCAAAAATACCCCAACCTGTGCTTTGTGTATCTAACCAATATGTTCCGTTTGCTGGATTATCTGCGGTTGCAGTTGCACTAGCACTTAGAGACGACAAATCAATGTCTGCACGAACAACGTATGCTCTGTTGCTTACACCCAAATATGAATATGCTGCTTGCAATCCATATTCGTTTTGTTCGCCACCGTTAATTGGGTTGTTGTTTGCATCTGTATAAAAAGTTGGATCGCCAAATGTTTCTACAAGATCTCTCTGCGAAGTTAACAAATATACTTTACCAGCATTTGCTGCTAGTGTGCCTGGTGCAATTCCTGTGCCTGCACCGTTTTGTTTATTTTCGGCTGTTGCTACAAAAATAATAGGGGTTGTTCCTGGCTCAGCTGGAGTGTAGAAACTCTCATCAATAACTGAAACCTGAACGCCTGGTGATACTAATGCCATTTTAATTCTCTCCTATGGATCATCTGTTATTACTATTATTTAGCTGATCTGTGGAGAAAATACGGTTTAACGGACCATTAACACTACAGTTTATGAATATAATTCATTAATTGGTCAATATTGAACTTAAGATCTTCTAATGATCCATTATTATCAATAGTAAAATCTGCCATCCATTGTTCTAGGCTCATTGAGTCGTTTGATTCGGGAGGAAGGTGCATACTGCGGTCAACCCAAATAGCATAATCAAATACACCAGTGTTTTGCATTGCAAAGAATTCACGCTTGTTGCGTAGCCCACAATAGATATCGTAGGCTTTAAACATTTCTCTGCCTAGAGTCGCTGCATCAGGTACATTATAATTGCAGATAGCATCATACCATTCTGCTCGGTGATTATGCCTGTCAGCGTAGCACTGTTCTTCATTATCGTATCCATATTTGTCCTTTAACTGCTCGTAGATAAACAACTTAGAGCAGAATTGCGAACTGCTCTCAAAACTATAACCATACTTATCGCGTAGTATTTCACAGACAGTATCTTTGCCATGTCTGCCGTGGCCAATAACTAACAAATTTTTCTTCATATTGCTATATTATAATAAAATTACACAGTTGTCAACCACACATTGTTTGTTCCAACATCGTAATTTTGAATTACTTCGTTTACAGCACGATTGACTCCTGGAAAATCTATGTCGTGTCCTGTTAACCAACCACCTGTTTTAAGTTTAGGCTTATATGCTGCAATATCTTTTTTAACCCATTCATAACTATGATCGGCATCTATAAACACAAGATCAAGATGTGCATTTGGTATACTATTTGCACCGTCGACACTTAATGCTTCGATAGGTATTAATCTGTTGCCATACTTTGCTTTTATATCGTTATTATAAAAACCCGAAATGCTTTTGTCAACAGCATATATTACAAGTTCAAGATTTTGATCTAGCAAATGAAATGTAGTACGACCATCTCGTACTCCAACTTCTGCCATAACTTTAATGTTGTTTTGTTTTATAAACCAATTAAGAAAATGACGTCTATTGGCTTTGCCTGTATATTCTACAGTTTGTTGTACTGGTATTCTAGGTCCCTTAGCCAATTAAGAATCCGTATCCTACGCCGCCTGCTGTTGCTAGATCAAGTTCTTTTTCTAGTTTTTCCATTTCGGTTTGTGCCTCTACTTTTAAACTATCACCGTTCAATGTTGTGCCTCCGCCAGGTCCAACAATAGTGCTAAACTTGCTACGTGCTTCACCTAACATATATTTGCAGTTTGCTAGTGTATAATCTTTGATCCACTGATTTGCTTTATAATCGTTTAGTAGCTCAAAGTCTGGACGATAATTATAGCAATATAACAACACTTCTTCGTTTGCTCTAGGACGCTGTAAAATAGTTAATTTTTTGTTTGAAGTATTCCATACAAATTCAACAAAACTGCCAAACATACGTCCAACAAGTTCTTGTTGCTGTGCAAAGAAATCGTAGGTTGCTAAACCACCAATGCCGCTTCCTGCTAACAAATATGTGTTTGTATATGCAAGGTTAAACGGTTCAAACAAACTACCACCTAAGTTTGATCCAGACGGATAAAGACTAACGTTAACTATATCGTTTGCATTAAGAGGAGATATCATTGTGAGTTGACGTTTTGTACTATCTTCACTATAATTAGTTGTAACAGCATTATTAACATATACTTCTATTCTAGCAACTGAAGTAAAGTTATAGTTTATATCTAAAACAGTTTGTCCAGCAGTTGCCGTAATAGTTTGAGTATATATTGGATTACCTGATCCAGTGTTTCCAAGCCCGCCAAGTCTACTGCCTACATTGCGTCTATAAACCTGCCTAACTTCGATAATTTCCCCCGGTAATGTATATTCGTTTACATCAGGATCTAATGCTAAAGTAATATAACTTTCTTCAACTGAGTTTTCGCTGCGCTGTCTATACCTGTTAAACGCCTTGCGAAGTGCAGTTTCGTAATGTATAGGATCTAGCTCAACATCGATCATACCTCCACCTAAGAAGGTGTTTACATAGTCATAAATCTCTTGGAATCTAGTAGTGTTATTGGCCATAATTTGTCTCCAATAGTATTTATGCTAAATATACATATGCCAAGACTTAGTTTATACAGACCAGAAAAAAGCAAAGATTATGATTTCATGGATAAAGTTATCTATGAACAATTCACTATAGGTGGAACAGATGTTTTAATACACAAATATCTAGGTCCTAAGATTACAAATTCTGAAAAAGCAACAGCAGAGCAACCTGTCTATGATGCTGTAAAAGAAACAAACATTCAAGATTTGCTGTTTTTAGAAAATCGTGATAGAAAATATGAATCCGATATCTATACGATCAGAGGTCATTATAACTTACAAGATACCGATTTTGATCTAAGTCAATTTGGTTTATTTTTACAAAACGATACAATATTTTTAACAGTACATCTTAATAGCAGTGTAAAAACTATTGGTAGAAAATTAATGTCAGGCGATGTACTTGAATTGCCGCACATGAAAGACGAATATGCTGCTAATGATTACAACATAGCTCTTAAGAGGTTTTATGTTATTGAAGATGTTACAAGAGCTGCCGAAGGGTTTAGTCAAACTTGGTATCCACATCTGTATAGATTAAAGTGCAAACAAATAATGGATTCACAAGAATACAAAGACATTTTAGATTTACCAGCAGAAGAAGGTAGTGCAAATACACTTCGAGATGTACTCAGTACATATGAAAAAGAAATGCAAATTAACGAAGCAATTATTGCACAAGCAGAAGACTATGCAAAGGCAAGCGGTTATGAAACTACACAATTTTTTACAGTTAGTGTATTAGACAACGGCGAAGTTGCTATTGTTAGTACAGATTACGATAGTTTACTATCAGATGGAACAATTACAGTTGATACAGTATTTTCTTCTCCGGATAACACTGGTTATAAAGGATACTTAGTCGGCGATGGGTTTCCGCCAAATGGTGCGCCTTATGGAGTTGGAAGCGGGTTTCCGTCAGCACCGTCAGATGGCGACTATTTTTTAAGAATTGATTTATTGCCAAATAGGCTGTTTAGATTTGATGGTAACAACTGGAAAAAAGTTGAGGATGCTGTGCGTCAAACTCTAACTAATAATAATGATAGACAAACACAAAAGGGCACGTTTATTAACAACACAACAGTTAATACAATACTTGGTGAAGAAGTTACCGAAAGACAAGCTCTTAGCAAGGCTTTAAAAATTAAGGCGGATAATTAATGCAATATTTTTATGATGGACAGATACGTAGATATCTAACACAGATTGTTAGAGCCTTTAGTAATTTTTCATATCAAGACGGCGATGGCGATGTACGTACTGTTCCAGTAATGTACGGAGATATTACTCGACAGGTTGCTAGTATAATCCGTGATAACAGTGAAAACAAACTTCCAAGTGCTCCTCGCATGGGAGTGTATATTACTGGGTTGCAAATGGATAGAGCAAGACTAAGCGACAGCAGTTACGTTAGTAAAGTTAATCTCAAGGATCGCACATTTGATGCTACTACTAATACCTATGATACATCACAAGCAAAAGGATATACTGTAGAAAGATTACATCCTACACCGTATACATTAAGTGTAAACATCGATGTGTGGAGCACAAGTACTGACCAAAAGCTACAAATACTAGAACAAATCTTTATGCTATTCAAT